AAAATTAATAAACTAGATAATTATAAAAAATATATATCGAAATATATATATGAAATTATATACTGAATATGTTCTCTTAGCACTATTAGTGTGTTTATTTTATAAACAGCCAGAATTTTTGCTTAATTTATCTTTTAATAAATATTTTATGGCTTTAGTAATGTTTTTATGTGTTTATTTAACATATAATTTTGGGGTGACCAGTGGCGTTATTATTGCTTTTATTATTATACTTTTTATTAATTCTAAACAAGAATATGTTTCATTAAAAGAAGGATTTACTCCTAAAATAATGAAATGGTCTCCTACAAGTTTTTCATCTCCATGTCAAGTTGATTTAGATAGAAAAATGAAAACAAGTGCTGAAAAAAATAATATTGCATCAACAAAACAACTAGATGGTCAGACAAATGGTGGGTATAAACAATATCAACATTAAATGTAATAAAGCATTTAGGAAATTCTTAATATTTATTTATCCTAAAGTAAAACCTAAATATTGTTAGAAAAAAAGAATATATATAAATATTAAGAGATGTTAACAACACTTATGGAGTATTTAGGTTATTTAAATAATAGCAAATTTTTTGCTGGTGTAGTAATGATAATGTTAAATGTAGGTTCTAAATATATTACAGTTGAATTAAGTAAATCGCAAGAAGAGTATTTAAAAAATAATGTAGGACGTCAACTTTTAATTTTTGCAATATCATGGATGGGTTCAAGGGATATTTTGACTGCTTTAGCATTAACAGCCGTATTTACCGTTTTAGCAAATCATCTTTTTAATGAAGAAAGTGACTATTGTATTATTCCTAAAAAATATAGAAAATTTGAACATTTGCTGGATTTAAATAAAGACGGGGAGGTTTCACAAGATGAGATTGATAAAGCACATAAGGTTTTAGAAAAAGCAAGAAAAAAGGAGCAACGTCGAGAATATTTAAGGAACTTAAATAGTTTTATGTTGCGTGTATAAATTTCTCTCCAATTTATATCTATGTCTGTTCCATCTATAACGAAAAATTCATATATACCTCAAAGTTGTCCTCCGGGAAATGTATTATACAGAATAACATTTAAATTTAAAACTAATTTTTCAGGAAACAAACTGTTTAACCTCACACGAAAAAATTTTCCTGATTTTACAATAGATATTCCTAATAGGCCTTTAAACCCTGGGGATTATGTTAGATATACACCAAGGAATAGAAGTGACCCTAACTATGGTAAATTAGCAATGGTTAAGGCGGAAATTAATAAAAGGATGTATGGTAAAATTCAAAAAACCTATGATTTAGAATTTATCTCTCCAAAATCAAAGGGACATAAAATAATACGTAGTTTGGAGTCTATTCCTCAAGATCAAGGAGGTGTTCAAATATTAACATTAATTCCTCAATTGGGAATGTATGTATGTAGTTCCCCTTTTGTCCCAATAAATATTATTAAGAGTTATTTAACTGCTTATAAAGCCTATAATTCTCGACAAACAAATAGATTATTGCGTGAATTACGTAGAAAAGGTGCAGATCTTTTTGACAATTATTTCAAATTAGGAAATAATAATGAACCTTTATATCCTGAGTTTGTAGGAAGAGGAGGACCAAATTACAGTGTTCAACAATCAATGAAAAAAAAATTAAATAGGGAAGTGGAAAAAATCGTAAATACATCTTTTCTCTCCCAAACAAAATCTCATAATCCAAAAATAAAAGGTTCTGGAAATAAAAAATCATTGGAATTTTCTGTTCCTAGAGATTTTAAATCAGGTAAAATAGTACGAGAAAAAACAGGCAATAGTAGTATAGGAGGTAGATTAATTACAGTAGATGTAGATGGTCATAGTATTAATGTTAGAATACCTATAGGAGTTAAACCATTGGATAGAATAACTGTTCCAATTGAAAGAAAATATAATGAATCGAATTATGATCGTTTTGAATCTTCTTTTAAAAGAAAAAAAAAAGAAAGTGGTATGACATTTCTTCCTACATTTATAACTGCTAAATTTTCAAATGATAAACATTTAGATATTCATAAATTAGTTAGGCCATCAAAAAATCAATCATTTAAAATAAAAGATGCTGGAATTATATCACAAAAAGATGGAATGAGTTTTAAATTTAAAGAATTGGCAAGATTTAATAAAAAAAATAGTCCTTTAGTTTTTGACATAGAAGTTCATGTTGATTTAAAATTAGAAGTTGGCAAGAGCCATGATCCAGCATCAGGAACAAAAAATAAAATTTTAGGAAAAGTAGGAAATTTTATTCAAAATTCGGGAAATGGTTGTCCTGGTAAAATGAGAAAATTAAAGGATAATATAAAGAAAATGTCTGAAAATTATGATAAATCTAGGACAACATCTGGGCAAAGAAGTGCTAGAACTAGAAAGAGACGACGACATGAAAGAAAGATGGGACGACGTGTTCTTAATAAAAAACAAAGTGCTATTAATAGAAATAGAAAACGGGGGAAAACACGTAAATATGGCGGTGGTAGAAAAAAAAAGGGGGGAGAGTATTCTAATTTGGCCAAACAAATTATGATAAAACAAGCAAAGAAATATCCTAAAAGATATATATCAACAGTTGAATCAAAAACTCCTGGAGAGATTTTACAAATGCGTAGAAAAACTCAAAAAATGTCATCGAAAAATTATCCGGGAAAAAGAGGAGGTAGACGAACAAGAAAAAAAAGAAAACACGACACAAATAAAATTAAATAATAAAAATATATGTATTAAAAATAATTTAATACATATATATATGCAAATCATAAATGGAGTAATATTTTATATATTTTTAACAATATTTTATTGTAATATAGATAAATTACTACAAAATAAATATCAAGGTACCTATTATTTACTTCACGGTATAAGTAATATGTTCATTACTTATGCCTGTCTAACAGACCTTCAAAATACATATACAAATTTAGATAACTTTTATAATTATCCAGTAAACTATGTTCCATCTATTATAACTCTTTCTCTCCACAGTTATCATATAATTAATTATTATAATAGATTATTATTTGATGATTGGCTTCATCATATATTAATGTGTGGGGTTGCTTTACCCATAGGATTAAATATGAATTCTGGATTTTTATTGAATCATAGTTTATTTTTCTTAACAGGATTACCAGGAGGAATAAATTATATTAATATGTTTTTAACTAGAAATATGTGCATGAAAAAATTAACTCAAAAAAGAATAAATAATTTTTTAAATTTATGGATAAGAGCCCCTGGATGTATTGCTCATAGTACATTAACACTAAGTGTATATAATTCACACTATGATATGTTTGACGAAAATTATCAACGTTATTTAGTGGGATGTACTATATTATTAACATTTTGGAATGGAATTTATTTTATGGAACAAGTTGTTTCAAATTATGCGGTTGAAAAATATAAATCAAATTGGATGCTTAAAGATAAATATTAAACAGTCCTATAAGATAGTGCCATTTTTAATTTTTCTATTTCTTCTGTTGTAAATGCTTTAGTAGATTCTTGTTTTTCCATAATTTTTTGTTCTCCTTCTAATTTTTCTATTTTTGTTTGTAATTCTTCAATCATTTTTTGCATCTCTTCTGGTGTCATTTCTTCTTTTTCACCCCAAAAATAACCATAAATGGATGTTGCTCCATTGTATCCTAATTTTAGTGCATGATATGTTAAATCGAGTCCTTCATATAAAATTGTCCCTAAGACCATTTAAAATATAATTACAAAAAAATTATATTTTATTATGTTTATTATTTAATTAGTTAAAATTTAAACTAATTGTATTTCTCTCCGATTTTGGTTTCTTGCGACGGGATTTTTTAGGTTTTTCAAGACTATCTTTCATATCTTCCAACTCGCTAATACTAACAGTACTTTTAGCGTCGGTTTGTTTTAAATTAATTTTCTTTGTTTTTAATCCAGATAAAATATCATCCAATTCGCTTGGGCCTTTCATTTCAGGACGTTTGCTTTTCTTTACTCGTTGGAAATTATCTTTCATATTAACAGCATCATTGAAATTTGGTTCTCTACTAGCACGAACATCAGGTCTTCTCATATTTCTAGACATACTGGGAGGATCTCTTCTCATTTGTTCACTAGGACCCGGTGGAGATCCTCGCGGAGGTACTGGCATTGTAGGTGGTCCTCCACCTCCCATAATATCACCCATAAAATTAGAAAATCCGGGATTTTGTTGAGACATACTGTTCATTGCAGCACTCTGAAATTGTTGCATCAATTCTGGATTTTGTCTCATAATATCGTCCATACCAGGCATTGAAGATTTAAACATAGTGTTTGTCATATGTAACATAGCACCGCTACCTCCAAGCATGAAAAGCAATTTAAGTTCTGGGGCCATTTTAGTTTTTCCTCCATATTTATCATGTAATTCACTAAATACATCATCGTATTCATCAACATTTTCATTTACTGCTTCACTCCATCCATCAAGTTTAAGATCAAAAGGGTCAAATTTATTATTGAGAAATTCTAAACCAGAAACAAAAGCCAGTAAAATCTTTTGTTGAAATTTAACACTATTTTGCTTTTCTTTATCGGCTTTAATCATTTCATATTCTCCTTTCATTTCAGCAAGGGGTGATTCCATAGAGTATTTTTTAGTGAGAGTTATACCTTTTTTCTCTAAAGCCTCCAATTTTCTTAAATAACTTAATTTTTCTCTTAATATTTCCTCCTGTGATAATCTAGGAGGTTCTGGAACTAAGTTAGGATTAATAGGTATATTATTAAAGGTTTTGAACCCATCTTCTGTTTTAGTTTTCTCGGGTTCTACTGCTTTGTTAAGGGGTGTGGGTGTAACAGGATTTATACTAGGTATTCGCGATGAGTTTGTTTCTGTTTTAGGTGCAGTGTTGGTAGGTGTACTAAATAAATTACTACCGATATCTGTAAAACTGGGACGCTTCCTTTTGGGTGCCACAGCATCTAAATTAATATCGTCTAAACTATTTAAATCCGAAAGATTTATATCACTTTTGGGGGACATTGATTTTTGTTTATTTGGATTCATAAGCATCTCTGCTCCAGGACCAAAATTAACACTTTTATTTCCTCCAAGTGGTTCACTAACAGAAATTTTAATTGTTCCCTTATCATTACTATCAATAACATTTAAATTTGGCTCTGATAAATTTAGATTGATTTCTTCCATCTTATGTTTTAACTAGAACTTTTAATTTTAAGTAATCCGCATTAAATATTAATTAAAATCAAGTTTATAATTAATTCAACATAATTAATTATTTATTATTTATTTTTTAAAATACTGTTTATTAAATACCATCTTCCTTGTAAAAAACTATCTGCTAAATCATCTTTTTTTTTATGTTCGTTAAATATTTTTATCCATTTATGCAAATTATTATTATTAGACAATATTTGCCGTGTATACATAATACTTAATTTTTTTCTTTCAGAATATGTCGTTTTTTTTATGTCTAAGAATTCTTTTAATTTATTTGTTGCTGAAATTTCTTCAACTAAAGGTATTTCTTTTTCAATAAAATGCTGCATGATCATACCTTGTAATGTTTTCATTCGTAATGCCAGAGGTCCAATTTGATTTTCAACACAAACAATATCTATATCAATATCTTCTAAAGTTTCGTTAAACATTTCTCTCATATTTCTTCCATAAGTTACTAAATTTATTTGATTGGCCCGAGTTTTTGAAACAATATCAAAATATTTTTCTTCAAAGTATTCCAATAATACTTTTTGTAAATCATCTTTTTTTGATTTTTTTTGAATTTCTAATTTATATGTTTCAATAATTTTTCTCAATTCCAATATTTTTTTTTTCTTTAAGTTATATTTATTACATTTCATGTCAGGAATTAAGTATTTTTTATTTTTTGCATGTGTTTTGCAATAGTAACAATCATCTTTAAAATATTTTGCTTTTTTATTACAAATATCTTTATTTTTTTTTGGTTCTTTACATAAATGTTCTTGATCTTTACAAAGATTCAACACATCCCATTTTAATATGGTGTATTCCATACTATTATTTATTTCAAAAAGGCAAAAAGCAAGATTTTTCATCCCGACATCAATACTTAATATTTTCATTATATTAAGTATTTAAAATTATTTTAAGTGTTTTATGGTAATTATTTTCTATTAAATAGCAAATAATTTTAATTATTGGAAACGGTTACTGGAGCAAGAACGCATTGGTCCGGCTGAATTTGATTCTCCGGTGCCACATTTTGCCGCCCGGGCGAGAAGCAATTGTTCTTGTGTCAAAATATGAGGGTTGGTTCTTGATTGCAAAGCATTTCTGGTAAGATACATATTTTTTAAATCACTACTCTCGTAACCAAAAGGTCTTGAATTATCAGCACATCCTTGAAATAAGTATTTTCCATTGGTTTTTACATTTTGTGCTGCTTCTATGCATTCACTGTTTTCATTTTTAGCAGATTGAAAATTTTTATTTCTAATGGTAGTACCATTTTTGATAAGCCATTGTCTGTAATCGTAATTGTTTGTGATATTCAAATTGTTGCGTAAATCGGTATTTGCATTGCATGCAGGATTATACATTGTAAACATTCTGCTATCACTCATCATAGGTGCAACATTAAAATGTATATTATTAGATCCGGAATAACATGTAGCCCAACTCATTTATATTAATAAAATAAAATAATTATTAGTTTAATTATAAAATAATAATTATAATTTTACTGTTGCAATAATAAATTATTAGGATGCATCAATAAATTTCCTAAAAAGAGATTTTTTAATTTATTTAATATATCAGGTAAATTTACTTCAACTCGAATCATTACAAAACCTATTGGCTCATTAATAACTCGATTAAAGGAGCTTTTTTTAAAGAGCGATAGTTCTGTAATCCCAGATCAGATGCAATTTGTTTTAATGCAGGTACTGTTTTTTTTTTATAATCATCTTCTGTTAATTCAACAACAACTTCTGCCTTAAGTTCTTCATCCTCCTCACCAGGAGGAGTTACATTTTGTACATCATCATCCTCCTCATCATCAGAATCCTCTTCGTCTAAACTATCTACTTCTTCCTTAACATCATTATTTAATTCTTCTAATTGAATTGTTTTAACTTCATGATCTTTAAGTTCAATATTAGTTGATTCGAACTTCAATGTTTCCTCTTCTTCATCATCATCATCACTTTCATTCTCACTATCGCTAACTTCATCACTATCGCCATCCTCATCATCGGATACCTCAATCAATTCACTTTTAAGATTCTGTACAGAAGATTGAGGATAATTTTCATCTGGACTTGCCTGAGGGGGAGAAGTCCTATACTGTTCTTGCATAGCATTTTGTTGTCCATCATAATTTTGAATCAAATTAAACATTAATTCAACTTTTTTTTCAATTCCGGTTACTTTATTTCTAAAATAAACAAATAATAGCCCTACTGTTAAAAGAGTAAAGCCGACACTAATCAAGAGACCTCTAGATATCATTATTAATCTTTCCTAATATTAAAAAATATCTAAATAAACGAGAATTTTAAATTTTACTCCAATTTTCTTAAAATACTTAGAGTCTCATTCAATATATCTTGTGGATAATCCAAATTTTTCAATACACTCACCCCTCCCTTTAATCCAGATTTTCCATTCACTAATTTATATAAATAGGTTGAAACATTATCTTTAATATGCGTTTTCATGCTTTTATTCGATATTTTTTTGTTTGATTTTAATAGATCACATAATTTCAAATAATGTGTGGTTAAAAGAAATTTCACATTTTTATTTTTTGCTATAAATCTCAAATAAGAATAAGCACTACTAATTGCTTCATAAGGATTTGTCCCCGAATATAATTCATCAAAAATACAGAAATGTTTTTTATCTGGATTATTAATAATTGTTTGTAATATATTTTTACATCTTCGGGCTTCTGCTTGAAATAAACTGTCTCGAGAGCATGTATCTGGAATATTTAAATAACAATGTATATAATCGAAAAATCCTGTTTCACAACTATCGTAAAATCCATACCCAATTTGTTGTGTCAATAAAAGATTAATTATAGATGCCTTGATTAATGTGGTTTTTCCTGCAGCATTAGGACCGGTAATTATTATATTTTTACTAATATTTATGTTATTTTTAACAGGTTTTTCAATACAAGGATGCCAAATATTCTTAACATTAAACTTAATTTTATTGCGAATTTTACATGGTTGAATAGTGTTAGTTTTGATGTTTTGATTTATGCCTAAAATAGTATCAATATATCCATGAAATCCAAAACTCCATTGCATTATATTTTCAACTTCATCACTATCATAAAAAACATAAAACTCTTTCATTAACTTTCCTATTTGTAAAAATTTTTGCCATCCATTATTACTGGGAAGATTTTTAATACATTCTCTATATTTCACCAATTTATCTAAATATTCCTTTAAATGTCCATTAAAATCTTCATAAGAATCTAATGGTTCTGTAAAATTCAAGGTTAACTTTATTTTTTCTATAGTATACTCCAAATAATGATTGGTTGTTTCGAAATTATTAACTACTAAATAAGTATTTTTATAAAATCGATAACATAAAATTACATTTTGATAAATATTGTAAAAATAAAGCCCTAAACAAAAGACTATATATACTTTTTGTCCTAAAGATACTTGATTAAAAGATACTAATAATTTTCCAATAGCATGATGCTTTAAATTCTCCATTAAAATTTTATAATATGTATCCCATGTAATGGGTAATTTCATAACTTTTAAGATAAAAAAAGGAACTATTAAAATAAATACAGGAGCAACAAGGTTTAAAACCGGTGCTGATAAATTATAAAAACTCATGATGGTAAGAAATAAAACAGATTTATTTAAAAACATGAATTTGCTCCAATCTAAATACTGAAATTTTTCATAAAAGTTATTTTGCGTTTTAAATTCACTCCAAATGTCCATCATATTTTCTATAAGTGGTTTATCAAAATGAACAGCACCAATATCTTTATAGAGATTTTGACTTTCTTTTATGAATTTTTTGTCAGTAGTATATTTTTTTGCCCAAATAGATAAACATTTTTTTCCTATTTTTGATTTAGGTTTAAATACTGCCTCATAAGATGTAGGATTTGTATTCTGTTCATCGTTATTCTCTATTAGTTCTAAATCTTGTTGTAATTGTTTTGAAATTGCATGTTTTTTTTCTAAAAATTCAATAGGCAATTTAAAACAATTATCATTGTAATACTTTTCTATATTAAACATTTATATCTAATATAGAAAAATCAAAGGTTGATTAAACGTAAGTTTAATTATTAAGATGTTCTGTATAATTAACAGGAAGTTCTTCTATTTGCGTGCTATAAAATTCTTCAAATCTTTTTAATCGTGATACATCATATTTTGTTTGGAAATTTATAGCAACCCCTTTACGTCCCCAACGTCCAGACCGTCCAATACGATGTAAATAAGTATGTTCATTCTTAGGAATATCAAAATTAATAACCATACTAACTTGTTGAACATCAATACCTCTAGCAAATAAATTACTTGTAATTAAAACACGACAACCACCTTTTTTGAAATCTTGATACGTTTCTTTTCTTTCACTCTCTCGCATTTTCCCATGTATTTTTTTTACAGGAAAATCATCTTCTTTCATAGCCTCTTCTAAATCATCTACTCTTTTTGTAGAATTGCAATAAATAATTGCTTGTGATATGGTTAATGTACCAAATAAATCTTTTAATGTTTCATATTTTTGCATATCATCGTCTAAATTAATATAATATTGTGCAATTCCTTGAAGAGTTAATTGTTCAGCCTTAACTAAAATTTTTATAGGATTAATCATAAATTTTTTAGATAATTCTTCTAAATCGTTATCCATAGTGGCACTAAAAAGACCAATTTGAATATTTTGGGGCATATGTTGGAAAATTTTATAAATTTGTTCTTGAAATCCAGATGAAAACATTTCATCTGCTTCATCAATAACAGTAATAGCCAATTTATCTATTTTTAAATATTTACGTCGGATCATGTCTTGAACTCTCCCGGGAGTACCAACAACTATATGTGGTTTATTTTGGATTAAACTTTTTTTATTATCTTCAATAGAGGTACCTCCTACAATTAATTCAACTCTAACCTCAGGTTTCATAAATTTACTAATATTTTTAATACATGTCATAGATTGTGCAGCCAATTCATGAGTTGGAGCAAGAATAAGTGCAAAAGTATTTTCTATATTTTTATAATTACTATTGCATAACTTTTGTAATACACCAACAGCAAATGCTCCAGTTTTACCTGTTCCGGATTGTGCTTGTGCTATAATATCTCTTTTATTTTCAGAGGTCATAGGCATTAAGGCCTTGCATTGAATAGGACTTGGCTTTTCAAAGCCAAACGCATATATACCCCGCAATAAACTGGTATCTAAATTTAAATTTTCATCTTCCCAACTCGATATAACATAATGGTCTAATTTTTTGTTTTCTGATTTTTTTGTGGATTGTAAATTCATCATGTTAATATAATCAGGTTTTGTGTTTAAGTTGCTTTTTATTTAATGTTAGTTGAAATCGATATAAAAAAATAAATATAATATTCTTATTAATATGAGTATTCTTGCAGACAGACAATATACATTAAATGATTTTAATAAAATTAAAAATGAAAGTAATATAATAGAATTAGATAAATATACTATAAAAATTATTAATAAACTTGCTGCAAAAGTAGGTGCACCTAATTATATTAAAACGCCAGTATTTAAAAAAAATAGACACTATAAAAAAGATAAATATAAAACAGTTAATACGGTAGTATCAGAAAAAGTATTTAAAACAACTGAATTACATAAAGGTCAAAGTAATGTAGAAGCAGAATTTGACAAAATTAGATTATTATTAAATAAATTAACACGTAAAAATTATAATGATAATCTAGAAAGCATTATATTTATTATTAAATTTATAGAAAAAGATGACAAAGAATACCTAGAAAAAATCGGTAAAACTATTTTTGAAATAGGTAGTAAAAATAAATTTTGGTGTGAGTTATATGCAAAATTATATCATGATATAATTAAGGAATTTTCTATTATGCAAGATATTTGTATTAAGAATTTCAAAAGTTTTCAAGATATTTTTCAAGAATTTAAAATAGTAGATGCAAATGAAGATTATAATTTATTTTGTGAATATAATAAACAAAATGAAAAACGTAGATCGCTAAGTAAATTTTTTGTTTTATGTGCAAATTATGATGTTATAGAAAAAAAAGATATAGAATATATTATAAAAAGATTATTTAGTAAGATTTATGAATATATGCAACAGGAAAATAAACTTAATTATGTAGATGAAATAACAGAAAATTTAAAAATAATGATAGAAAATTTTGACGAAACTTTTAAAAGTGTTTATAGTTATCAAAGTATAAAGGAAAATATAGAGACTCTTTCAAAATTAAATACAAAAGATTATCCTAGTTTGAATAATAAAATTTTATTTAATTTTATGGACCTTCAAGATATAATATAATATTCAAGATTCATTAAGAGTTCATTCGATATTTCATTTAAAAGTTATGAATATTTATTTAAATAAACGATGATTAAATTATATAATGCCATTACATAATTTAAAAGTAAAATTAATAGATGCCGATTTAAAATTAAAAAAAAAGACAGATGTTACATATGAAAATCTAATAAGTGAAGTAAATACTGAAAGTGAAAAAAGAGAACAAAATTATATGGAAAATATGTGGGATGACAATTTAGCAAATGAATTTATAACGCAGCAATTTTATTATGATGATAATTTTACAGTAAAAGAGTTACATCATGTAGCAAATTATTATGAAATAACTAAACGAAAAAAAAAGAAATGTGAATTAATAGATGATATAATATCATTTGAATTGAATGATGAAAATAATGAAATAGTAGAAACAAGAAAGAGATTATGGTTTTATTTAAGTGAATTAAAAAATGATGATTATTTAAGTAAATTTATTAAAGAATGATAACTACTTAAGTAAATTTATTAAAGAATGATAACTACTTAAGTAAATTTATTATATAAGAATAAAGTATAATGGTTTTATCGCAAATTGATGATACTATAACTTATCCAGAAATTAAAACTATTGATGAAAATGATAAAGGTAAAGAGGTAACAATGTTTAAATTAAATTTATTAGGAGTAGATGTAATTATTGCAATAGGTGATTTAAAGTATGATTTTGCAAAAAATGATATTTTATTTGTACCTGTTTATTTAATAGTAGATGAACAGGAAAAAATATATCAAATAGGAGTTTATGAATTTTCAAATAATAATTATGAAAATTTATTAGATAGTGATGGTGATTTAAATATTTCAAAAATAGATGGTCCATTGTTATATACATTTATAGATAAGGCATATTTGGAGAAATGTATGGTAAATGAAACATTAGTTCCCGATTATGATTCGGGAGATGATGAAGATGAAGACTTGGAAGATGATGATTTAGACGATGAAGATATATCAAAAAATGAGAGTAAAAATAAAGGTGAAACTCCATCTAGATTACTTGTAGAGTTAGATATTGAAGATAATAGGGATGATGATGATTTTTT